AACGTCGTTGGGGCAACAGGTGTCAATCAATTGGCGGGCGTTATCGGAAATCGAGAGGCGGCACCAGTGCAAGCGTATGTCGTTGCTAATAATGTGACAACGGCCCAATCCTTAGATCGTAACATCATATCGAGCGCAACACTTGGAGGGTAATATTTTAGGGTTATAACCTTAAAAAACTATAAAATTTTAAGGTTATAGGTTGAAAAAAGGGTTTAAATATTCAATCTAAAGATTGAAAACGAAAAAAAAGTTTATAACAAACAATTAAAAATCAGTTATTAAGTTATGGAAACGTACGAAGTAAAATTTAACGAAGAGGAAAACGACGGTGTATACTGTGTATCATTGGTATCCGATCCTGCCATAGGTGTTCAATTTGTGACCTTATCAAAGCAAAAAGAGTTAAAGCTCGCAACGATAAACGAGGAGCAACGCATTTTATTGGGTGCGGTATTAATACCAAACCAACCGATATATAGAAACCAAGACGGACACGAGTTTAATATCGTATTCCCTGCGGAAACGATAAAGCAAGTACAACAAAATTTCAGTCGTCAAGGATATCTTAACAACTCAACGATTGAACACTCGGGCCAACAAATTAACGACGTGACTTTTGTTGAAACGTGGATAAAAGAAGACGAGGTACACGATAAGTCGGTGCGCTACGGATTTAACGAGCCAGTTGGAACTTGGTTCGCTGCTATGAAAGTGAACAACGACGAGATTTGGAACGACTACGTTAAGACAGGGAAAGTAAAAGGCTTTTCAATCGATGGGGTTTTTGACTTAGAAAAAGTAAATTTAAAAAGTGAATATATGAATCTAAATGAAATCGTTAACGCGATAAAAGATGGGTTCGCTTCGGTAAAATTATCGAACGAGACCGAGCAAGTGGAGGCCGTAGAAGTTACAATGGCAACCATGATGCTCAAAGATGGTGTTACCGTTTTGGAAGCTGAATCGTTTGAAACTGGGGTTTATAGCGAACCTAAGTCAGTGATGATTGTAGCAGAAAATGGTGATAAAGTAGCTGCTCCAATTGGAGAACACGAACTTGAAGACGGTAGAATTTTGGTAATTACCGAAGAGGGAATTATTGCCGAGATCAAAGAAATGGAGGCCGAGACTGAGGTTGAGGTAACCATTGAGCAAAACGTAGAAATGTCAAACGAGGATTTGGTAAAACAAATCGTTACCTCAATGAGCGTTGAAGTAGCTAAGCAAATCGAGGCTATTCGCACCGAATTGTCAGCTCAAATCGCTGAGGTTAAAACAACTCAAGTAGATGTAAAAGCGTCAACAAAAGCGAAACCCGAAGTAAAAGAGGTTTCAAACACAAACGTGAAAATGACACGCACACAAAAAATTCAAAATAATCTTAAAAACTTAAACTAATGCCTACAAGTACAACTGTATCATCAAACTACGCCGGACGTGATGCCGGTGTTATTATTGGTCAAGCGTTCAAAACTATTGACACAATTGAAAAAAATGCGGTAACAATCGCTGAAAACGTAAACTACAAATTGAGCTTGCGTAAAATTGCTTACACCGACGGAACAACCGCTTACACTTGCGGATTTGCTCCAGCAGGAACAATCGTATTGAACGAGAACTTAGTTGAGCCGTTCAAATTCAAAAACGATTTCGACGTTTGTAAAGAAGATTTCCGTGCTACTTGGTCCGATGGGATTATGGGTGCAGGTGCTGCTAACTCAACCGCTCCAAGCGACATCATGGACGCAATCCAAGCAGAAGTTTTGGGTGCAATCGGCGAGAAATTAGAGACTGACATTTGGCAGTCATCTACAAACTTCGACGGATTCTTGACTTTGTTCGCTGCTGATGGAGACGTAAACAAGCCAACTGCTGACGCCGTTGTAAGTGAGTCAAACGTTTTGGCTAAGTATTTGAAACCAGCTTTAGCTGACGTTCCAACTGCTTTGAAAAACAAAGAGTTAATTTTCGCCGTATCTCCTGACGTTGCTGAGGCTTATAGCTTCCACTTGTCTACTCAAGGAATCACTTACGGAATGGGTAACACTGACTTCCCTTTAACTTTCGGACGTCACACAATCACTGTATTGAACGGATTACCTGACAACACTGTTGTTATCTACGAGCGTAAAAACTTAGTTTTTGCTACTGGTTTAACTGCTGACCACAATCAAGTGGCTATGGTTGACGAAGACGAAATCGGTCTATTGACTGGTAAAGTAAGAGGTAAAGTTGTATACAATGTTGGTGTTGGATACTACAACCCTGAGGAAATCGTTTACTTGACTTACGAAGCATAATACTAATAAAGACCGCCTCTTAATTGGGGCGGTTTTAAATACCAAAAATCAATATGGCCTGTTTAATAACAAAGGGTAAATTATTGGGTTGCAAAGACCAACGCGGTGGAATCAAAAATTTGTATTTAGCAAATTTCGCCGAGTATGGGTACACTATTGCCGCTCAAGTATTGACCGACTTAGGAGATCTCGCTGAGGTTTTCAAATATGAAGTAAAGGCTACCACAAACGCCTTGACTGAAACTGGTACCGTGTCGGAAGACAACGGAACATTTTTAAACGCACAATCTTTGGCCGTAACTTTGCCAAAATTGAGCGCAGACTTACAAGCTCAAATCCAATTGATTTGTGCAGGTCGTCCTCAAGTTTTTGTTGAGGACTACAACGGAAACATCATGCTAATTGGGTTAACCAACGGCACAATGACCAATTGCGTAAAACAAACCGGAGGAGCCGGAGGCGATTTATCCGGATTTCAACTTACCATCGCTGCTGAGGAGTCAAACTTGTCGCCATTCTTGAGCGCGGGTATGGTAACGGCTCTTTATGCTTTGGTATCCGAAGACGTTGTTTCTTAATTTCTTTCATAGTTTTGTCTCATTAAACGCTCCTTTCGGGGCGTTTTTTGTTACAAATCGTTATTTTTTAGTTATATAAGTATGTGGACATTCAATTTAACTGCGCCTTACCAATTTCGTTGCATCCCAAGAGGGTACAATAGTGGCGAAATAACGTTTTTATTAAGAGACGAAACGCGCGACATCACTTACACAATCGAAACAACTGCCGTATATTACCAAAATAACGTCTTAGTTTTGATTTTCAACACGCCAATTTTAAAAGAAGGCCAATCGTTTGAGGTTACAATCAACGAAAATGACGAGCTTATATATAGAGGCAAGGCTTACGCTACGGCTCAAACTGATTTGGAAAATTTTGAACTCAATAACGGAGTTTTAAAAGTATAATTTATGGACAAACTACAAGTAATAAACCTATCGAATTACATTCGCCCTGAGATTAAAGAGGTCTCGGGTAAAAAGTGGGTATTAAACGGAGAGAAAAACTCATTTTATCAAACTATAATTGACGCCTACAACGGATCGCCTACAAATTCGGCGGTCATCGATAGTTATTCGCAGTTCATTTATGGTAAAGGATTGACCTCAAAAGACAAAGCTAAAAAGCCGAGCGAGTGGGCCGCGATCATGTCGCTCCTATCTAAGAAGGATTTGCGTAAAATATGCAAAGATTTCGAGATGTTTGGCGAGGCGTCGATTGAGCTTAAATATATCAATAATAAAATTCAACGTTGCTTTCACGTTGCCAAACAACGCATCGCTCCCGAAGTGGCGAACGATGAGGGCGATATAACAGGGTATTACTACTCTTATGATTTCAGCAACGTAAACAAATATAAACCCGAACGCATCGACGCATTTGGATACGGCGATGGAATGGGGGAACGCTCCGAGATTTATGTAATTCACGATTACCAAGTTGGGCAATTTTACTACTCCAACCCGTCGTACGTTTCCGGACTTTCGTGGGCAGCGATGGAGAACGAGATCTCGAATTACTCCGTTAATCATATTCAAAATGGTTTGAGCTTTGGCCACATCATAAATATGAACGCTGGAGTGCAACCAAGTGAGGAGACAATCTTACTAAACACTCAAGCAATCCGCCAACACTTAACAGGCAGCAGCAACGCGGGGAAATTCTTTTTGAATTGGAACGACACCAAAGAGAATGAGATTACAATCAGTAATTTGGAAGTGAGCGACGCGCACCAGCAGTATGCGTATTTGAGTGCTGAGGCAAGGCAACAACTTTGCACGGCCCACAAATTGACATCGCCAATGCTGGTGGGTATCAAAGAGGCGGCAGGATTTAGCTCAACGGCGGACGAAATAAAAGTCGGATTTGAGGAGTTAATGATAAATGTAATCAAACCAAAGCAAGAGGTTATCTTGGACTCGTTGATGGAGATTTTTGCGGTTAACGGATTGACTTTGGATTTAGAATTTGAAAGTTTAAGAAGCGAGGAGGAAGTAGTTGTAAAGGCTCCCGTTGTTACTCAATTGGCAGCGCAGCACGTTTGTTGCTCAAAAGACGACAACGGACTTTCGGAAGTAGCCGACGCGCTTATCGAGATGGGCGAAATCGTTGACGAGGATGAGTGGGAGGAAGTAGACGCTATTCCAGTGCGTGGCGATTTAGAGATTAACGAAATTACTTTGAATTTAGCCAAGTCGTTTGCGAGTTTTCCTAACGTAACAAGCGAGCAGGACACGATGTTGTTTAAAATCCGCTATACTTACGCAGGTAGTGCAACTCCTCAACGTGAGTTTTGTAAAAAAATGATAAGCGCAGGGCGTACATACCGCAAAGAAGACATCGTTTTGGCAGGCTCAAAAAGAGTGAACGAGGGATTTGGACCTAATGGAGCCGACACTTACGATATATGGTTGTATAAAGGATCGGTAAATTGTCAACATTTTTGGATGAGAAAAATCTATTTGCGCAAAAATAATAAGCAAATAGGAATAAATGACGCTCGAAAAATGATTTTAGACCTCGATCCAGCAGACCGACCAATGGCAAAATGGCAACAAAATGATGCTGAGGTTGCTCAAATAGCATCAAAAGAAAACAATTATTGGTCATTAACTCCAAACTATCGTCAATAAATGGCAACTATTATACTACTTAAAGAGAACGAGCTTACAAAAAACACCCTACTTGGGGGAAATTTGGACATAGATTTATATATTCCCTGCATTGCAGATGCCCAAAGGACAAGGCTTGAGGAGATTTTAGGGGAGACATTATACAATAAGATTTGCGACGACTTCGATAACGACGATTTAAGCGGAGATTATTTAACTTTGTACGAAGATTATATCAAACCTTTTTTAATCTCGCAAAGCGCAGTAGAGTACCTCCTAATCGGCGCCTATAAAGTAAACAACAACGGTATATTTAAGGCGCAACCTGATAACTCGGTGGCGGTTGACAAAACCGAAGTTGACTACTTGGTAAATAATATGCGATTAAAGGCTGAGATGTATCAAAATCGTATGGAAAAGTGGCTTATTAAATTCCACTTACCCGAATATGTAAGCAGCTCAAATAATATAGTTAACCCAATCCGCAACCGAATGATTTGCGGCAAATGGTATCTCGATAACCCATATTAAAATATATGCGCAAGACCGACAAACGAACAGAAGAGAACATCAAAAAACTTAAACTATTTTTAAAAAATGGCATCGACACTAAACTTTTCGACCAAAAGGGGCGACACGTTCAAAAAGACGGACTTTCAAATAAACGTTAACGAGGTACCATTAGACCTTACCGATGGCGATGTACGTATGCAATTGCGTAAAGAGGCTGGAGGCGTTGTTGCTTTGGAGGTGCCAATTACTATTTTCGACGCAGTAAACGGCGAGTTTTGTATCGATGAGCAAATAATCGACATTCAAGCCTGCACCTACAAATACGACATTCAAATCACTCAAGAGAGTGGCGAGGTTGACACTTGGATAAGTGGACTCTTTACAGTAACAGACGATATTACACGATAAGCATGGCTGACAATGTAAATATAATAGTACAAGACACAATCAACGACATCGTCGTAAATGCAGCGGTTGTAGTTGAGACAATCGACATCAACGTACAAGCTGCGGTTGACGTGGTTGACATCGTAGCAAACCCGAACAATTACGTTGTAAATATCAATCGTATAATTGGCGAGCAGGTGCAGTCGGATTGGACACAAACGGACAACCAAGCTCCCGACTATATTAAAAACAAACCGACTATCCCTGCGGCTCAAGTCAATTCCGATTGGGATGCAACGAGTGGCGTGGCTGAGATTTTAAACAAGCCTACAATTCCTACAAAAACAAGCGACCTTACTAACGATGGCGAGAATGGCGTTGATCCGTTTATAACGGCAGCGGACATCCCTCCAGTGACTGGCTTTGTTCCTTACACAGGCGCGACTGCAAACGTTGACTTGGGCGAGTATGAATTAAAAGCGGGGCAACTAACTTTGGACACATCGCCAACAGGTACGGCAGCGGTTGCGACAACACGATGGAACGATACAATCGGAAGCTCCGAGACTACTTTAAAAGGCGGCACGGTTGTGCTAAAAAATGGGGTTGATTTAGTTGCAAGAGTAGTAAATAAAGTAACGCCAAACGCAACGTTATTACGTGCAAATTATACGGCGGTACGTATAAGCGGGGCGCAAGGTCAACGATTAGCCGTTGCATACGCCCAAGCCAATAACGATAACAATTCAGCCGATACGATTGGACTTGTTTGCGAAAATATAGCCACAAATCAAGAGGGTTTCATTATGACAATGGGACAATTTGAGGAGATTAACACAACGGGGAGTTTACAGGGCGAAACGTGGGTTGATGGGGATGTACTTTATTTATCGCCTACAACTGCGGGACGATTGACAAACATCAAGCCAACGGGCGTAACAGGTCACATTGTTGTGATGGGTTACGTGGAATACGCTCACGCTAATCACGGAAAAATCTACGTTAAGATTATGAACGGGTGGGAGCTTGATGAGCTGCATAACGTTTATATAAATTCGCCTGTAAATAACGAGGGGTTGTTTTACGACTCAGCGGATGCGGTTTGGAAAAATAAAACAATTGCAACGGCTTTAGGGTTTACACCTGAAAACGTAGCAAACAAATCTACATCTACAAGTTTAGGAACAAGTAACACGCTTTACCCTACACAAAATGCGGTTAAGGTTTACGCTGATACGAAATTCACTTTACCATCACTCACAAGCGGCAGCGTTTTATTTTCAAATGGCACAACTATAGCGCAAGACAATGCGAACTTATTTTGGGATGACACGAATAATCGTTTAGGGATTGGAACGGCTACTCCTGTCGCTGCTTTAGATGTAAACGGAACAATAAGAGCAAGTACTTTAAGGGCTGATGTGCTTAATAATACAGCAAATACGGTTACATTAATTCAATTTACAGGCACAGGAAATAGACTTTTCGATAATTCAGGTGTACAAGTTGCTAATATTAGAAATTCAAATTTTCAAATTGGAACAACAACCGACGGAGGCTTTAAATTAGACGTAAACGGCACGGCGAGGGTGAGTGGTACGCTTTCAGTAAAAACAGCGAGTGGACAACAAAGAATTTCTTTTGCAAATACTGACCAAATATATATTGGATTAGGAGCAAACAATAATCAAATTGGAGCAAATAGTAGCAATAGATTATACATAGGTAGCGAGGGAGATTTGCCTATTTATACATTAGGAACGGGAACGGTTATTGTTGGAAGTTTAGCAAATCCCACATCAAGTGCGTCAGCAAAATTTAGAATAGATAGCACTACTCAAGGTTTCCTTCCACCAAGAATGACAAACGCACAACGTTTAGCGATTGCAAGTCCTGCTGTTGGTTTAATGGTGTATTGCACCGATGCAGTTGAGGGTTTATATGTAAACAAATCCACAGGGTGGACATTCGTAATATAATAAATAAAAAAATGGCACAAATTCAACCGATTAACTTTCCCTTTACAGGAGAAGCTACACAGCTAAAAGTTTTAATTTTAAACTTTCCAACCGATGCAACCACTTGCACGACTTACAACGAACTTTTGACTGAGGACAATGTAATGTGCGCTAATTGGAATTATACTTTGACCGATGACGAGTTTGCAGCGTGGGGCGAGGATAACACTTGGGTGGAAACTTGCGTAGCAAAAGACAAAAATATCACTATTTTAAAATACTAAACAATGGGAGAATTTAATATACTCAGACAAGCGATTGAGGTAGCAGTAAAAGCGGGCGTTTATGCAATGCAAGACGTTGTTATTTTGTCGCAAATATTGGATAAATTAGAGACAAAACTCAAAGAAAATGCAACAGATTAAAGAACATATTTTGCCGATTGTTCTAATCGTTTTGGGTATTTTAGACCAAACGACTGATTTGTTGGTGGAATTGATATCGCAATTTGGTCTACCTTCATACTTCGGGACGATTTTAAAAATAACAGTAATTACTTTGGGAGCGATTCGTTTATACCTCGCCCAGCCAAATAAATTAAATTCATGAGCAACATCGAAAGCGAACGCCTTGACCGAATAGAGCAACACATTAAAGAGATTAAAAAAGATAGCGAGATTCGCTCAGCCGACATCAAAGAGATAAAACAAGCTCTACTGGGTAACGACCTCAACGGCTTTCGTGGCCTTGTTTGGAAAATATCAGATATCGACAACCGAGTGATTGACCTTGAGGAGAACGACGCCGAGCTTAAGGTGTACATCAAACAAGCCAAAGTCATAGCCGTTGCATTTACCGCTGCATTAGTAACCCTACTTTTTAAAGCCTTTGCAAAATGAAACTAAATACACAAGGTTATCGATTGATTTGTATGTTTGAGGGATTCAGCGCAAAGCCGTATTTATGCAGCGCGAAAGTGCCTACCATAGGTTACGGCTCAACTTACTACTTAAATGGTCGTCGCGTTACTTTACTCGATAAACCCATCACGGAGCTGGAGGCGTTTGAGATGTTCAAAGCAATCGCCGACAAGTTCGCCGACAAAGTGAGCAAATTAGTAACGTCTCCAGTAGATCAAAATCAGTTCAACGCCCTTTGCTCTCTTTGTTATAACATAGGCCCAGCAAACTTTGCGAAATCCACGCTTTTAAAAAAGGTCAACTTCAATCACAACGATCCATCGATTCGGGCCGAGTTCCTAAAATGGAATAAAGCAGGCGGGCAAGTTTTAAAAGGTCTCACAATTAGACGCACGGCTGAGGCTGACTTATATTTTGGGTAAACCACAAATCACATACAAGGGCGAGATAGTACGCGAGTACTTAGCTAAGTTCCCAAAGTCATCGACGATGGCAATCGCTCGAATGATACACAACGATTACCCGATTGACTTTGCAACCGTAGACAATGCCCGCGCAAATGTGCGCACACATAGAGGCGAGCGAGGCGATGGCAGAACTATAAAAAACACAATAGGAGAACGAAGCGAACAGGAAAAGAAATCATTTATGACAACAAAAGCTTTTGAATTGCCCGAGTCGGACTACGACAAACAAAAAGAGGTCATCGTTCCAAACAAAAATATTTTGTTTTTGACTGATATTCATTTTCCCTACCAAAACAACGACGCCCTAAGATTAGCCATCGACTACGGCAAGAGCGAAAACGTGGACTGCGTTTATCTTAATGGGGACACAATCGACATGTATATGCTTTCGCGATTCATTAAAGACCGACGCTTGCGCAATATGGCCGACGAGCTGGAGATGACGCGTAACTTTTTAAAGAATTTACAAGACCATTTTCAATGCCCGATATATTATAAGATTGGTAATCATGAGGATCGCTGGCAAAACTTCCTTAAATTACAGGCTCCCGAACTTTTGGGCATTCCTGACTTTGAATTGTCAACGATTTTAAAGTTTGGCGAGTTCGGCGTGCAGGAGGTAAAGAGTAAGCAAATCGCAAAAGCGGGTAAATTACCGCTTTTACACGGTCACGAATTTTTCAGCGGATTTGCGCCTCCAGTCAATCCCGCACGTGGTCTATATATGAAAGCAAAAGAGTCCTGTATCATAGGACACCACCACCGAACAAGCGAACACACGGAGGTCAATCTTAGCGGTGAGGTTACAACAACGTGGTCAGTCGGTGCGCTTTGTGGGTTATCTCCCGAATATATGCCGTTTAATAGTTGGAATAATGGATTTGCCCACATTAAAGTCTCAAAAGGTGGCGATTATGAGGTCAACAACTTGCGAATTGTCGAAAATAAAATAAGATAAAATGAGATATTTATTTTTATTGCTCTTATTTGTTGGCTGCGGTGCGCGTAAAGTGAACAAATCAACAACCGAAACGACTACAAAAAGCGAGATTACCGTAACCGATTCCACAAAAGTATATACAAATGAGGTATCGGAAGGGGAAATTTGCACCGATGACTTTGAGATCACGCCAATTGATACCATCAAACCACTGGTTATAATTGATTCGCAAGGCAAAAAGACCACAATCGTAAATGGACGCATAAAGAAACGAACGCAAATAAGCCGATTTAAGGCGTCGAAATCTCAAAGCGTACACAATACACGCAAAACTCAAAAGAAAGCCACACAAACCACCAAAGCAAGCGAAAAACACGTTGAGCGCAAAGAGCCGTTCGGTTGGTTGTGGTTGATACTCATTATTGCGGTGATTCTCTACATTTACCGCCGCTATTTTATCTCCCGCTTTATTTAGAATTTGTATAAATAACAAACTTTCTTTAATTTTTTGTTGTTTAATTAATTTCTTGTTATATATTTGCTCAAGAAATAACAACAAAGAAATTATGACGTACACTAAATTATCAAACGGAAATTACAAGTTTAAAGGAATAGACACTTGGACAGGTAAAGAAATAGAGGGAAATATTATATATCAACCAATTGATATTTGTTTATCAAAATCTTGGCAAGTTGTTTTCGGTTTAGGAACTCAAGAAATTGATAGAGCTTTTTTTGGTAAGTCTTTAAAAGATTGTAAAAATTGGTTAAAATAATAAATAATTAAAACTATGAAATACTTTTTATCACATCGCAAGCCGCAGTACATTTTTTGTTTAATCTTGGCCAGCTACTTTATCGGTCAACTAATTTTTAGATCCTAATGGAAAACATCAACAAGTCAATCCGTAAACACGAACGCGCCATTAAAATATTAGAGGCGTACAAAGAAAGCGACCGCCGCTTTAATGATCACAAAAGACGCTTAGAGGAGCAAGAGACTTTATTCGGCCTCGACGTGCAAGACTGGAATAAAAAACGAATGGTTGCAAACTTTAATATCGGCCTACGATTGGCGCAAATGTATGAGAACTTATAAAATCTATTACTACTACGAACACTACGACGAGTGCCACGATTTTGACATCGAACTCCAAGCGCGTAACATCGACGAGGCACTACTAATGTTCAACCAATCCGATACAGTATTTAAACGAGTGTGGCGCATTGAAGAGCTACCATTTAGACCAAGACAATAATGAGAAACGAACGAGGCGCAGGCCGTAAAACTAAATTCGAGGAAGGTACGCAGACAAAAATCCTGCACAAACTTATCCCAGTAGACTCGGAAAACGAGGTAAAACAATCAATCGAAAATATAATTGAAAAATGGAAAAGAAAATAAATCTAAAAGAAGCTAAAAAGTTCGACAAATGGATGCGCAAAACTGTCAAATCCGTTTACTATTCCGACAACAAAAAAATGACTAACGCATACTTAAAACTAAACTAAAATGAAAAATCTATTAAGAGAATTGAACGCTTGCGAAAACGCAAGAGAATGGGCTGCCGATAAAACTTGGCAAGAAGTTTACGAAACGTGCCATCGCGGTGACTGGCTGCTTTGGTTGTTCAAAAAAACAAACCCTGATGATTTGCAATTATTAACCCTCGCAAAAGGCCATTGCGCCAACACAGTTAGGCATTTAATAAAAGATGAACGAAGCATTAAGGCAATAGATGCGGCAATAGCGTTTGGGTTAGGTGAGATTACTAAAGATGAATTAGATTCTGCTGCTGCTGACGCTGCTGCTCCTGCTGCTGCTGCTGCTGCTTATGCTGCTGATGCTGTTGCTTATGCTTATGGTTATGCTGCTTATGCTGCTGATGCTGCTGCTGATGCTTATGCTTATGCTGCTATAAAACAAAACGAACAACAAACGGCGGACATAGTTCGCAAATATATATCAATTGAAAAATTTAATATTTAAAAAAATGGGAGCATCAGCAAAATTATTCTTAGAAAATTCACAGGAACTCATCACAATGTACGAGCCAAACTTCACAAAAAAAGACGCCATCTTAACTGGTAAGCGAATGGTCGACAATGTAATCGAGAGCGGAGACGTTGACAAACATATGTTTATGGCGAACATTTGCCGACTTAAAGAGGTGGTCAACTCAGCAGACGCGGAAATGCGTAAGTACTTACCCGAGGAGAAAATGACCTGTTACGGCGTTGAGTTTACACCAGTGAACGGAGGCGAGACAATCAACTACTCGGACGATCCGATTTACCAATCACTCAAGGCCGACCTCAAAGAGCGCGAGGAGCTGCTCAAATTGGCCCTTAAACAAACCCAAACAATTTTCGACGCTTACGGAAATGAGGTGCCACAGGTATCAATCACGCCGCGTAAGTCAAGTATAACATTAAAATTTTAAGACAATGGAAGTAGGACAAAAAGTTAAGATTAAGGAGACAAGTATATTTGTCTCCTTAGAGGACCGACACAACCCAAGAGACACCGAAGGGGTAATAGTCGAAATAGGCAACGAGTCAAGAGACAAACGCCGAACGCAAGAGCTTCCAGCCGTTGTTGATTGGGGCGGATTTACAAATAGTTACCGTTATATCGATTTATATGAGCTTTCGTAGGGCCAAAGAGATTGCAGCGAACATAGAACAAGCCACAACGATTGACGTATTCGAAAATGGTCGCACGCTGCCAGTCGTTGATGTACGAGCGTTATTTTGCTACATCTTAAGAATAGACTTAAAATACAAGCTCGTTGACATTCGGGACATCATTCGAGAATACAGGCCCTACTATCACGCAACGGTATTGTATAACGTCAAATTATACGGCACCGATGTAAGATATAGAAGGCCCGACCTTGAGGAGTTACGAGTTCAACTAATCAACCAGTACTCACCCTACTTTACAATGCTTAAAAAGGTCAACGCTTTGACCGATGAGACACTAATGAAAGAAATAATTAAATTAATAGACGACTATGAAAGCACACAACAAAAAAGAGTTGATCTTTGTGACGAGAGCTGCGATTGAGGCGGCTGCGATTTTACTAACCTTAACTGCAATAGGATGGCTAATATCACACCTTTAACCCGCATCAAAAGAGTAATGCGATTTTACTACAATAGAGGGGTAAATTCCGAAAGAGTGAACAATTTATATAAAAAAATTTTGTCAGATAAGTATAAAAGCAAAAAATAATTTATATATTTGTCAAGCTGTTAACGGTACTGGAACTACCGAGCGAAAAACTAAATTAGCCTTTATCCCAAAGCAACGGTTCCAGAGTTGTTAGTAAGATAAAGGCATTTTTATTTTAAAAATTATGACTTTAATTTTAAAAAAAGCAACAAGAAAGCAAGTAAAACTTCGCTTAAACATTTCGGCTCCATCGGGAGCAGGTAAAACGTACTCCGCATTAAAAATGGCTAAAGGCTTATGCGGAGACTGGACAAAAATTGCGGTTATAGATACCGAAAACGGAAGCGCAAGCCTTTATTCTGACTTAGGCGATTTTTCAGTAATTGATTTAACACCTCCTTTTTCTCCGGAAAAATATTCGGAGGCTTTGCAGGTTTGCGAGCAGGCCGGAATGGAAGTTGTTATTATTGACTCAAGTAGTCACGAGTGGACAACCTTAATTGAGCAAAACGAAGTATTAGCGCACACAAGTTTTCGCGGAAATACTTGGGCGGCATGGTCAAAATCAACGCCAAGACACGACAAATTTGTAAATTCGGTACTTCACTCACCAATGCATGTAATAACTTGTACCAGGTCAAAAACCGAAACAATACAAGAAGGCGGCAAAGTTAAAAAAGTAGGAATGAAAGACTTGCAGCGCGATGGGTGGGAGTACGAATTGACTATTTCATTAAATTTGGATCGCGACACACACTTGGCAACACCATCAAAAGACCGAACAAACCTATTTGAAGGAAAGCAACCGTTTTTAATAACCGAACAAACCGGAGAGTTAATAGCTAATTGGTGTAATAGCGGAGAAAGTGAGCTACAAGTTGCTATTAATGAAATGGAAATAGTTTCTAATTTAGAAGATTTAAAAACTGTTTGGAGTAAATATAAATCTCTCCAAACAAATAAAGAATTTATCACGATGAAGGATAAAGCAAAAGAAAAATTAACAATTAAAACCCAAGAAAATGAGTAATCAAAAAGTTTATGCAGGAAGTTTGGCTTTGACAAAATTACAAAGCGCAATTATTACAACAAAAAAAGGTGCAAAATGCCTATTAATTCCAATTGAAGCAAACCATTTGACTGAAAAAGAAGGTGCTATTTATTTAAATTGCAACGTTATTGTTCGTGAAGAGCAAGACCAGTACGGTCAAAATGGTTTTATTAGCCAAAAATTAGATACCGAAAAGTACAAATCTTTAGGCGCTGAAAAAGCAAAAGAAATTCAATTGCCAATTTTAGGAAATATTAAGCATTTTGCCGGATCACAAAATGACTCTGCTGGAGCCGCTATTATTTCTCAGATCGTAGATCCTGAGCAAGACGATTTACCATTTTAATTATTAACAATATTAACCGCAACGGCTAATTACTTAATTGTAGTTAGTATCGGGCGGTTTTTTAATCCATCACAAAAATGATAATTTTAAATTCAGAACAGGAACAATTAAAAAATAAAATAACTGACTTTTTAAATTCTAATGAAAAGGGTTATTTTGGTGTTTTTGGTGCAGGAGGTACCGGTAAAACTTTTACAATTTGTCAAACAATTAATAATTATTATGGCAAGGTATTATTTTTAGGAGCTACAAATAAAGTAGTGACAGTATTGAAAAATGGTTTAGAAAATAGCGGGTATAAAAATCCTCAAATTAAAACAATAGATAGTTTTTTAAAGTTTAAAATAAATCGGGACCATGAAAATAAACAAACTACATCTTACACTTTTCCAAGTAAATCACAAATTCCGGATTTAATTATTATTGATGAGGTTTCACTTATTAGTTATCAAAAATTCAAACTCTTAGAGTTATTAAAAGACAAATGCAAATTAATTTTGCTGGGTGATCATTTACAGCTTCCGCCAATTGAAGAGGAAAAACAAAATATTGTAAGAAATGAAGATGGTTTTCAAGTAAGCCGAATTTTTTTAGAAATACCAAAAGAAAATTCCTTTACTCTTACAATTCAAAATCGACAAAAAGAAGGTACCGGATTATTTGATTTAGTCAGTAATTTCCGTAAGCACATGACCTCAAAAATAAATCCAATTAGTCTGGCTACTAAAAAAAATAACGGAGTTGATTTGCTGTATTATGATATACATGATAAACAACTAAAAGACGTTATTAAAAAAAATGATTGCGCTGCCGTTTGTTTTAAAAATTTGTCCGTTTTAAATTATAACTGGCTTATTGGTTCGACTAAATCAATGCGCAAAGATTATCGTCTAAATGAACACAATATAGGTGATCAACTAATGTTTGACCAATTTTATTTTCATAAGTCAAGATTTAAAGAAACAAAATTCTATACTTCAAATATTGTTGATATTATCTCAATTGAAAAAAATTTAAGCGAAACTTTTAGAATAAAAGATACAATTATTAAAACAATAATCTATAACGAAATTACGGTAAAGGATTCAAGTTTAGTTGAGCAAAAAATAAGATATATTCATGGGGGTTTATATGGCCAAAATGGAGGGGGAATAAGCCAGTCAGTTTATGGACAACGTAAAACATATACTGAACACATAAACCAGGGTAAAAATGTTGTAGAAAACAAAAAATTTTTATCAGATTTAAATACAAGATTTTCAGATTATCAAAATAGCTTCGCTAAATTAAAAAGACCTTACGCAATTACGTGTCATAAGGCGCAAGGAAGCACCTACAACACTGTTATTATTCCAGTATATGATTACTTTATGTTAAATCATTTGGATGCTAATCAATTGCTTTATGTAGCTTTATCCAGGGCAAAAGAAAAAATTATATTTGTAAATAAAAAAGAGCAATTTGACCAAACAAGTAATCGAAGATTATTTTCTGAGTTTGAAAAACAATCAATTGCAAGTTCATACGATTATAAATGCAATATTTGTAGGTGTGATTTAGTAGAAAGAGAATTTGATATTGATCACAAACTGGCAATCGCTTTAGGCGGAAAAAATTCAGTTGAAAATTTACAACCATTGTGCAAAACTTGTCATAAAAATAAAACTTCAAAAGAAAAGTTTTAATAAATTCGCAACGCAAACCATCACTTGCAGGAAAAAGACTGTTCTAAATTTAGAACAACCGAGAAACCTCTAATTTTGTGATGGAAATTAGGGGTTTTCTCATTTTTAAAATACAATTTATGAATAATACTGACATAGGATTTTTACAAGACGATCCAAAATATATAGTTCCTGACTATAAAAATAGATATGATTTTTTTGTAAATGAATTTTTGAAATATAATTCTGAAATACCTGACGATTTAAAGCCGGAGTATGATTTATTGTTTAAAATGTTTGGAGAGGCTGAACAAAATAAAGATATTCGGACCATTTTAAATAAATACATTGTAAAGGCCGGAGCATCGGTTCCAATGCCGGAAATAGTATTGAGTTTTTGCGATGCTGACGGAAACAATAAAAGAATGGTAATGACTCGAAAAAATATTTCATGTGTTACAGCACAAGCAAAAGTCGGTAAAACATTTTTAGTCAAATTAATTTTAAGTACGGTAATAAAAAAAGGGATATTTCAAAACCGATTACATTCTGAGCTTCCACAAGGAAGAGATAAAATACTTTATATTGATACGGAACAATCCGAATTTCACGTAGTTCTCGGACTTAATCAAATAAAAGAAATGTTAACCGAAGAGTTTGAGCAAGAATTGAACAGGGTTAGCGTTTATCAGTTTGATGCTGTATCAACACTCAATCGTTTGGAGTATGTTAAATGGCTTATTTACAACGAAAACCCCGACTTTGTTGTGTTAGATGGAATTTCCGATTTAGCACTGGATACAAACAATCTAAAAGAAGCCGACGAATTGGTAACAAATTTAAGAATTTGGGCCACTGAAAATGATTGTCATATTTTAAATGTAATTCACCAAAACCCAAATGACATCCAAACCAAAATGAAAGGCCATTTAGGCACCAAGCTGCAAGATAAAAGCGAAATTGTTATTGGAGTAAGTATTGATAAAGAAAACGACTCAAATCGAATTGTACAAAGTTTAGCAAGCCGAAATCGAAAACCCGATCCGTTTGAATTTGCAATTCAAGAAAATGGAATACCTGTAATAAATGAATATGAGGTAAGCGTAGCTAAATTAAACGGCAAAAAACAACCAAAAACCGAAAAACCAGACTATCAATTATTTGAAATTTTAACCAGTGTTTTTAGTAAAAAAATAGGTGAGATAAATTACTATCGATACACTGAATTGTCGGACCAAATAATTTTGGAATACGAGAAAAAATTCAATGATAATTTAGGATTGAACAATGCAAAAAAATTATTGACTAAGTTTATAGACAATAAATGGATTATAAAGGGAGGCGATAAAGGATTTTCTTTGTACTATTTGGGAGAATTTAGCAGTGCGTTTTAATCAAAAAAAGCGTTAAAAAGTAGGTTGTTTAAACCGGTTTAAAAACGCTTGTTAAACAGGGTTGTTTAATACCCCCTATAAGGGGGGTATTATTAAACTACCAGAATTCTAAACCGGTTTAATTACAAAATCATTAAACAACTAAACAAGTAAAATTTAAAATAATAAAAAAAAACCATCACATGAAAAAAGAAATAATGAATATTGAAAAATCATTGAACCGGTTAAATTGGAGATTTAAAAATCCACAAGTAAAAATCGGTGAGTCAAAAATTATAATTAATCAACTCGACATCGACGCAATTGATTTTTTAGTAAAGTGGGTAAATAACCAAAAACAAGAATCGTTGAATGAAAATGAATTATTTGCAAAAATGTTTGTTTATTGTTTGGCCCATGAAATCGAATTTTATAAGGATGTAAGTTTTGCATCGGCAAAGCTCCAGGAGGAATTATTGAAACCATTGTCAAGTAATTACGACAAAATACATGACACACTTAATCGAGTTGAAATGAATAAGTATTTGCAATCGGTTGGAATAATTACTGATCACATTGAAAACATGCTTTTGACTCAGAAAAAAGAAGATGAACAAACCGAGTTAAAAAATAAATATGCTGCGCAAATTAAAAAATATTTGTTTGGAGTCTGGAGTAAAGAAAGCGTTTATAAAAGTTTGAACAATACAATCACGGAATGTATAAACAAATACAAAAAATAAATATTCTCAAAAAAAATTAAAATACGATATTTTAATAAAAGAAATGGAATGAACAGCCAAAGTAAGTTGCGCGCTGGTTTCCGTTGGCACGGAATAAAACAAGTTCCCGAAAACTGTGAAATAAAAAAAGACAAAAATAAGCGCGAATGTTATTTATCCGGAACTTTTATCCAAAACGGCGTTTGGTATCACAAAATAAAATATATCGACAACGACGAGTTTTATGTAGGTAGGCACGACGTTTTAAATCCATTTTTTGAACGTAAGTAAAAGAAAAAATAAAAAAAATTATTATTTTATTTGTGTAAGTAAAAAATATTTATACATTTACAAAAATAAAAACCACTTGCTAACTACCGTGAGGCGTTGGGGATAGTACAAGGCGTGAAAACGTGTAACTCAAACCTGGGACAAGTGGTTTTTTTTATAACTTAAAAACTTAAAAAAATGGAAAAAAGCGAAACATTAAAAAAGTACGAACAAGTATTGAAGATTACTTTACACGCTATTGAACACGGCGCAAAGGTTAGTTTTACAGATTTACGAATGGAGTACGGGATTAATAAAAATTTCTTTACGTCTTTGGTTAAACTTCGAATCATAGAAAATATAGGCACGCCCCACAATCCGCACTATCTTTTATTAAAAAAGTATTCGCCTGAATTAGCATTTCAAGTTTTGCACATCTCAAGAGAATTGTCCTCGAACATAAAAGAAGATTTAATCGAAAAGAAAATTGAAAAAATTGAACCGGAATCTCCTCAACCTGTAAAGAAATTAAATTTATTCCAAAAAATCATTAAAACGCTATTCAATGGGGTTATTTAAAGAACTATTTTACAAGTCACGACGTACACAAAATGAATTGGCAAAAGTTTTAAACTACACTCCTGCCAATTTATCAATTTTGAAGCGTAAGCAGCCGCCGTATTTCATTAAATTAGAAAAGGCAATGTCAACGCTTGGGATTGACAATTTAGAAGCACACGAGGGAAATTTAACAATCACAATTCAATTAAAAAAATAAAATTATGGCAGAAGCAAAATACATAAGAACAAAAAACGACGAAATAATAATGTTTAGCGCATTACAATTGCATAGCAAATTTAAAGCATTTGAACCCGTTTCGGCTGGATTTATTCATTTTGGAATGTTATCAAGCGGAGAATTTGGGTGTAGTTGTTATGGTGAAAGCATTTCGCTTGAATTACGTTCAAAAAAAGAAGACACAGAGTTGGCAACACGTCAATTATTTTCAAATTATTAAAAAAAACTTAAAAAAATCACAATGAGAAAAATAACCAGGTCAGTCATTAAATTGTCGGAATTGCCAAAGCATTTACAAAATGATGAAATATTTAATGGGCATAAAATAAATACCTATGCTATATTTCATATTGATGATTCAGAAGAAACTGAATTATCATTGTGGTTAATTAAAAATTACCCAACAATAAAAAGAAAAATTAGTTTCCTAATCCACATCGATAAAAAAATATAGTTATGGCAATAACATTTGATCGGGATTTTAACGGAATAGTTTTTGGATTTGATTTGTCATTTCGAGATAAGTCAATAATGATTTGGTTTATCTTTTGGGGAATAACACTAAAAATAAAATAACATTATGGAACAAACAGCAATAGATTGGTTTGCACAAGAACTTTATGAAAAGTTTGAAATGAACGGTGATGGTAAGTTATTTAATGAACTATTCATACACTACAAAGAAGTTGAAAAGCAAGAAAAACAAAAAACCATTGAAGAAGTCTTTGAGTGGCTAACTAAAAACAACTACGTTACTGACCTTAAAGAAACTTTAATTGAACAGTACAAAAACCAATAAGATAAATATACTTACCTATCAGAAGGTTATGATTATGCATCTAATACTGTATGTTCATAAAGTAGATAGGAACGGTACAAACGGCAAGGTGGCGGAAAATGGTGTGGCCTACCTAAGTGCAATGATTCCGTCAATGGCTATATAGGTTCGAATCCTATCCTTGCCACTAACTTAAAAAAAATAAATAAAATTGTGAAAAACATTGAAAAAGCTGCCACAATAAGATATGGTTTAGACCCATATTTATGGGCTAAACAAAAAGAAAAAGATGGATTTATAAAAGGTGCTAAATGGCAACAGGAAGAAAGCCAACAGATAGTTCCATTTGATGCTTATAATATCGAAGTCTTTAAAATCGAAGCAGATGAAAATGGAGGGTTATTTGCTTATATTGGATATAGGATAACCAATGGTAATTTTCACTTTAGTGTAGTTCCATTTACCCAACGACAACAAGACAAGAATAAGTACAGTGAGGAAGAAGTATTAGATATGATGTTTGAATTGTTAAATCAAAAAAGAGAAGAGTGTTGCATTACACACACCAGAGATTCAATTGTTAGGAAAGTGTTTGAAAAATTTAAAAAGAAATAAGATAACTTAATGCGTAAAATCAAAAAGTAGTGGCAAACAAATCATTTTCGGCACATCAAAAAATAATGATCATTGAATACTATTTAATTCATAAAACAAACGGTTTAAAATCAATTGCAATGGATTTGGACATTTCACTAAAAACCCTGTTAAAATACGTGAAGCAATACGAAACCGACGGATTTTTGATATTCAGCAAAGGCGGTAGGCTCTCGCCCATCCAAGAGCTGCGCATCGAGGAGCTGAAGGCCGCAGGAGCGATTGTAAAGGTTTGGACTGACTTTGATACCGATTTCATTTAAAACAACCCTTACCATGGAACGAAAATATTTTTTAGAATTTACTCTTTTGGAAACCAATAGAGTTTTTTGTATAGATATAGATAGCGTTAAATTAATTGGAAACGCCAATTCATATACTATTCTATATTTTAATGATAGACCGATTTTTATTAAAGAATTGTATAATGAGGTTATCGATAGAATTACTAAATTAAATGAACTATGACACCAAAAGAGAAAGCAAAAGAGTTAGTAGATAAATTTATGAATTGTGATAATATGATTTTTTTAACTGAAGGAGCCAAAGAATGTGCATTAATTGCAGTTGATGAGGTTAAATGGTTTCATCAAAGATTATTTTATTTAACTGAAGGTAGCATATTTGATAAATATTTAGAAGACGTAAAAAAAGAAATAGAAAAGCTATGACACCAAAAGAGAAAGCAATTGATATAGCTCAAAAATATTTATTAATAAACAAGAGTGTATCTAAACATTGGAAACAATGCGCATTAACAGCTGTGGATGAAATTCATTTATTATTGCAAAGATCAAGCTCAAAAGATGATCCTTATGCAAATTTGCAATCATTAGAATATTGGCAAGAAGTTAAAGATGAAATCGAGAAAATATAAAAATATGCAAACACCATTACCACCACCGCCTAAAAGCATACCACAACACTATAACAACGGAAAAGATTACGATGTGATTGATATCGTAAATGATTACAATCTTAATTTTAACGAGGGCAACGCGATTAAGTACATCGTCCGAGCGAGGCATAAAGGCCAGCACCTCGATGACCTACGCAAAGCGATTGACTACCTACAACGAGAACTTAAATACTATGAGAGCAGGATCGAGGATTTATAAAGGGCAAGACGTGCCAATTCACGCAGTTATTAACACGAACAAAGTCGGGAGAGAGTTCTATATCAGCGGGATTTGTTACAATACCGCTTTTATTCGTTATATAGATACAGGGGAATTGTTAGAAATTAAACCTGGATTACTAAAAAATTACTTATAGCTTTGTAGCGATATGGTCAAACCTCACACTATAAGTACGCAAATGTGGCTCGAACAAGAGGACGACACTCTCGGAATGGGTGGGAGCTTTGTCGAGTTTAGAGTGATGGTCGACTCAATCAACGGATACTGGATCGAAAACGAGAGCGAGATTTGCATCGTAGTACAAGGGACGGTCTACTATGTCGAGAATAACGAGGCCCTGCTGCTCTTTTTATCGGAGTACTTTAACCCAATGCGGTTATGATATTGGATGAATTAGCCAAAAAAGATGCCCAATGGCGAAAAATGGCTTTTCAAATTTGCAAAGACAAAGACCTTGCGGATGAATTAGTGCAGGAAATGTACTTAAAATTAGCTTACAATACCAATCTTATAAAAGATGGTTATATTTATACAGTACTTAGAAACCTATTCTATGATTACACTAAATCAAATAAAGATATACTTGTTGATTTTAGTAATATAGAAATAGAGGACATAGAGTACATTGAGCCTGTGGATTATATCCAGCTAATGAAGGGGTTAACTTGGTACGAACGCACAATGTTTGAGCTTTCAACCTTAGTTGGCCAGCGTGAACTCAGCCGACAAACAGGTATCCACATTCAAACTATACATCGAATCAGTAAAAAGGTAAAAAACCAAATAAATGGCAAAAAGAAGAGCTAAAAAACCAGTACAAGGACTTGGCGACGTAATCGCTAATATCACAAACTCAGTCGGGATTGCACCTTGCGAAGACTGCAAAGAGCGACAATTTAAACTCAACCGCCTATTTAACTTCAAACGCCCAAAGAGCGAAATGAGCGAGGCCGACAAAGAAATTTTTGCCGAATTTATGGAACTAAAAGGCCTAAGAGTAATCGAGGGAAAACGAACGGTCTTATCGATTGACGATATAAACTATTTAAACGCCCTTTATTTGAACTATTTTCGTTTAGACAATAGCAACTGCCCAACCTGCTCAAAAGTTCATGAGGCGGTTATAAAAGACCTCTACAAGCTCGCAAATTTTAACGATTGATATTGTTAATTTTTATCATATTAACCGAACTACTAACAAGGCAAAAGCCTCCAAAAACATAACTATGGCATATTCACAAAAGCAAATCGATGAGACTTTCGACGAAATCTTAAGAGAAATCGAGCAAGGCAATTCACTTATATCAATCTTACGGCGTAAAGAGCTCCCAAGTACTGCTACGTTTTACCAGTGGTTAGAAGCTGACGAAATAAAAGCAAAAAGGTACGCGCGCGCGTGCGAAATCCGAGCCGATGTAATCTTTGAGGACATCATTGACATCGCCGACCACACAGCAGAAGACCACACACCATTCACTGGGGCGAATGTGGTGCAAAGAGACAAGCTCAAAATCGACGCGCGTAAATGGATCGTTGCAAAATTGCACCCAAAGAAATACGCAGATCGTTCGATTTCCGATGTAACCGTTCACCAAGAGCAACCACTATTCCCTGAGTAATGCAAAAAATAATTTTAAGAAAAAAATTTGATTTTATAATTGATAAAATTGTAAAAGACAACTTTATTTTTGATGGTAAAAAACAAGATGTTTTTATTATTAGCGGAAATTGTGACAAATTAGGCTTATTTGATAGGCATATTGTTATAAAAGCAAGTCAAAAAAATAGAATTATAGATGTCGTTTAAGAGGACTACGGTAATAAATAAGATATTAAAACTCACCAAATTCACCAAAGGAATACAAGGAGGCACCTCAGCGGGGAAGACCTTTGGAATCCTTCCGATATTAATTGACTTATGCTGCAAGACCGAGCTTCTCGAGATTTCGGTTGTAGCGGAGTCGATACCCCACCTAAAAAGAGGGGCAATAAAGGACTTCAAAAAAATAATGGTTTTAACAGGTCGATGGAATCCAAACCGATGGAACGCGACTGATTTCAAATACACCTTTGCCAACAACTCAGCGATTGAATTTTTCAGCGCTGAGAACGACTCTAAATTGCGAGGGGCAAGGCGTGATTACCTCTACATGAACGAGGCTAACAATATGACCTTTCACGCTTACACCGAGCTTGCATCAAGGACAAAAAAAGGCGTCTATTTAGATTGGAATCCAGTCAACGAGTTTTGGTTTCACACCGATTTGATGAACGACTCAGACGTCGATTTTCTAATTGTGAACTACGAAGACAACGAGGCTTGTCCCGAATCCGCTTTAAATTTCATTCTCAAAGCAAAAGAGAAAGCCAAGACCTCGACATTTTGGGCGAATTGGTATAACGTTTACGGCTTAGGTCAACTCGGCTCACTTGAGGGCGTTGTGTTCCCGAATTGGGAGCAAATCGATACAATACCAAGCGAGGCGAAATTCTTAGGTTGTGGCCTCGATTTCGGGTACTCAAACGATCCAACCGCTTTGATTGGAGTATACGAGTACAACGGTAAAATAATCGCAGACGAAATGATTTACTCGACCTCACTTTTAAACTCGGACATCATTAAACTAATGAAGCAAGACAAACGCCTCCCGATTTGGGCAGACTCAGCCGAGCCGAAATCTATTGAGGAGATACGCCGAGCGGGTTTTAATATCAAAGCGGTGGTCAAAGGTGCCGACTCAATCAATTTTGGTATATCGGTCTTGCAGCAGCGTGATATATTAGTCACAAAGCAAAGCACCAACCTAATCAAAGAGCTGCGAAATTATAGCTGGGACACCGACAAAACAGGAAAGCGACTAAACCGCCCTTGCGATATTTACAATCACGCCATCGATGCGATGCGCTATTTTGCAATGATGGGCCTTGCAATAAAGCAACCGCGCAAAATGATCATAACGTAGGTTATTTGATACAAAACATTTGATTTTGCACGTTATAACGTACACCCGAAAGGGTACAACTGCATGAATTTTTCCTAAAAGCGTACCCAAGGGGGTGCAAAAAATAAACAAAACAACTTTTTTTAGTTATATATATATGAGAGTAGTAATTCCCACAAGCCTAAGCGAGATAAAATTGTCTCAATATACCCGCTACCAAAAGGTATTAAAGGACAATCAAGACGATGAGACCTTCGTTTGCATTCAAATGGTGGCCATATTTTGCAACCTAAGCGTTGCCGATGTTATGAAAATACCAGTCAATGACTTTGCAGAAATCGTTGAGAGCATCGCCAAGACACTTGACCAAAAACCTAAACTCGTTCGCACTTTTAAAATGGGCGGCGTGAACTACGGTTTTATACCGAATCTCGATAAGATGACCTTAAGCGAACACGCAACTGCGGACACTTTACTCGGAAACGATGAGAATATACCGCTATTAATGTCGGTTTTGTATCGCCCAATCAAAAGAAAGGCGGGAGAATTTTATGAGATTGAGGAGTTTGATGGAGACGAAACCAAAGCGGACCTATTTAAGGATGTGAGAATGGATGTTGTTGTGGGTGCTATGCTTTTTTTTTGGACTTTAAGCAAGGACTTGTTGAACAATACCCTATTGCATTTGGAGGACAAGGCAGCGAGGGAGGGACTGAATTTGGAGGAAATTTTGGCGAGCGGTGGGGTTGGTATCAATCATTTATTAGAATTGCGCGAGAACTTAGAATCCACCTTCGAGATGTGGGAAAAGAACCACTTCACGAGTCACTCACGCTTTTATCATACCTAATTGACGAGGCACAGGAAGAGGCCAAACAAATAAAAAAACAAATGAAATCATGAGAGCATTTTACCAAGCAATCGACTACATAAAGGCCACGCTCGAAAGCGCGCCTCTACTTACGACAATAACACACGGCACCGATATAATCGACAACGTCAAAAAGAACATTTTTCCCTTAGCTCACATCAACGTACTATCGTCAAGCGTTAGCAGCGGGATTGTAACGTTCACTTTTGAGGTGGCGGTGGTTGACATTCGCAATATGTCAAAGGTGCAAGTGACCGACAAATTTTTAGGCAACGACAACGAACTCGATAACCTCAACACTTGCCACGCAATCTTAAATTACACCATTACAAAAATGAAATTAAGACGTAACGACGACGACATCGAACTCGTTAACGATCCGACTTTGCAACCAATTTTGATGGCGTTTACAAATGCCCTTGATGGGTGGCGTTGTGAGATTGAGCTTCAAGTTCCGAACGTTGATTTTTCAGTTTGCTGCGATGGAAACTAAACTCGTTCAGCAGGCTCTCAACGAATTTGGTGCGATGGTTGTGCAACGCGCTCAAGCCAACCTCAAAAAGGGTGGCAAGTATGGCACGTACAACGCAAGCGGAAATTTATCAAGGTCGCTCAACTTTAAAACGAAAATAAACCCGAACTCTTTGGAGTTTGACTTTTACGCTGAGGACTATTGGAAATTCCTTGACTACGGAACAAAAGGAAGTCAATCGAGTAGGAAGGCACCAAACTCGCCTTATAAGGCCGCAGCGTCAACCGCTGCAATCGACAAGTGGGTTGTTCGTAAAGGACTCAAAGGAACGAGGGGAGCCGATGGCCGTTTTTCAAGTCGCAAGTCGATGGTTGACGCCATTACTCGCTCGATAAATAAAACGGGTACTTTCGAGACGAAATTCTTTAGAAACGCTTTCGATTTAGAATACCAAAATTTTGATGAGGTCATCGCTGAGAAGTACGGCCTCGATTTAGAATCATTTTTAAAATATGTTGTAAATGAAAATATTAAACGTTAGAAGTCCGTATTTTTTGCAAATCCGAGAGGATGACCAAGTGGCCGCACAGGTTCGGTTATGGGTTTGGCATAAAAACGAAACGCAACCAGTGCAGCCAACTTATACCCTCGAGAAAAAAATACCTTCGGCAACTCAAACCGAGATTTCATTCAATATTTCGCCATTTATAGCGGAGAAAATCAACCCGATTGATGCGCTTATAGACTTATATCCAAAAGAGGAGAACGACGACGCTTGGGTGTATGTATACGCCGAGACTTACTACCAATTGGTAGGGGACAAAACATGGTATTTAATTCGCGAGCTAAACTACATTGGCGTTACAGGTTTCACTTCCTATATGGGTGGCTACAATCAATTGACAAATACCAAAGTTCACTATTTGACAAACCCCGATATTACTTATTATTTTGACGAGGATTTAACTCAAGCGCAATTGCCATATTATAACGTACTGATTGACCACGATGGCGAGTCAATTACTGAGGTTAAGTGGGAGAATTTACGCACAACAGGCATCACTTCAATTGAGATTTTAAACGATACCGATGCCGCCGACATTTATATGTTTAAATTGCCTGCTAAAAACACCGAAATTGCAGACCATAACTTCGGGAATAATGTTTATATCACAACAGGCCTATTTGAAGACGAATTGCCAAAGGTTAAAATGATACCGATTTGCGAGGCGAAATACACTCCAGTAGTGTGCGAGTATTTGAATCGATACGGCGGTTGGCAGTTCCTTACATTTTTCAAAGCTCAAACAAATAGTTTGCAGGTTGAAAACTCGACGTTTCATTTATTGCCCGATGAGTTAGATTATAACCCGCTGCGCAATCAGTTTCAATCGTTCAATTTTAGCGGCAAGCAATCGGTCACTTTGAACACGGGATGGGTTGATGAGAACTACGCCAATTTAATCAGCGATTTGATGCTGAGCGAAACGGTCCTACTTGATAACAAGCCAGTGAACGTGAAGACCAAATCGACTGCGCTTAAGACACGCCTCAAAGATAAAAACATCAACTATACGGTTGAGTTTGAGTACTCTTATAACATTATAAACGACGTTATATAAATGGTTGCATTATACATATACGACTTTGATGGCCAAGCGGTCAATCGAATTGAGCTTTTTAACGACGAAAAAATTTCAGTGGTTTCAAGCGTTCAAAACTTCAACGATATTGGTAAGCTATTTACCGACTATTCGCAGACGTTTACAATCCCAGCGAGCAAACATAACAACGAAATTTTTCGCCATTGGTACGAGTCAGCCGTAGGAGCGACAAACGATGTAAACCCGCTTGATGTCGACGGAGCTTTTGACCATAGGATAAAATACTACGGATATATTGAGATTGACTCAATCCCATTCCGTGATGGCAAATTTGTAATGCAAAAGGCCAATAAGAAAAACAACTTTATCGAATCATATACGATTAATTTCGTAGGTAATTTGGTGCAGCTTAAAGATAAATTTTTAGAGGATAAGCTCGCAAGTTTGCCTCGATTAAGTGAGTTAAATTTAGATTACAATTTAGCCTCAGTTGTTGCGACAATGAGTTTTGATATGGTTCCCGAAGTTTACTTCCCCATTATTGGAAACGATAAAAGATACGAATATCAAACGGGCAATACTGCAAACGATGTTACTTTGCTTAGCGGCGCAATTAATTATGAGGATTTGTTCCCTGCAATTCCTGTCACAAAAATATTTGAGTATATCCAATCACAATATGGCCTAACATTTACAGGGGAATTTTTAAACAGTCAAACTTTTAGCAAGTTATTTTTGTATTGCAAAAATGCTGACAAAATGGTTTTTAGAAGTTATTTAACACAAATTGATTTTCCGCTTGGTGTTACAGGTTTAGACCCTATAACAAACACTTTAAATATACAATATAGGACATATCAAATGGATTGGCAAGCATTTGGAGGTTTTGTACCTCCTCCATTTCCATATACTGATCCTGATATTTTGTTTCCTGATCGTGTTAATTATCAACTTCAAGTTGCTACAAGTTCAACAAATTATAATATTCACATTTACAATAATGGCGTGCCTTATTTATCTTTTTTAAATTTGAATGGAGGCAGTACAAATAATTTTTTTTATCGTGAAGGATTATTTACCGATACCTTTAATTTTACTTTTTTTATTAATTCAGACGTTGGAGCTGTAACTTTTCAGGCTCAAATAGCTTTTTCCGCAGGTAAAACAACGTCTTCAACAGACGGTAGTTTTGGAGTTGCACAATTCGCTCTTTCATCTTCTCAAACCACAAGCGGGCAATTAAACATTCCAAGTGTAGTTCCCGATATTAAAGTCAGCGATTTTATCGCAGGTTTAGTTAGAATGTTTAATATGGTAATTGTGCCGACTGCTGAAAATACATTTGATTTTGTACCCGTTGAAATGTGGTATCAAAACGGAAATGAAATTGATTTAACCGAATTTGTTGAAGCTGAGGATATAGAAATTGGCAAACCCAAATTATTCAAAAGAATTGATTTTAAACACGAAAAATCGGAAAATGTTTTAAATACAAATTACAGGGAAATGAATCCGCCCCTTGAGTATGGCGATTTATTTTTTGACAATCCTAATTCAGCATTTTCCGAAAATTATGAAGTCAAAACACCGTTTGAAAATGTAATGTGGGAGCGTACAACTGGAACTGATTTTTTAACCGCTACAATGTGGACAAAAGATTTGCAACCATACACGCCAAAACCTATATTAATGTACAACAATGGAATTGAAACTTTTGAGGGGGCCTCTACAAATTCGATTTATTTTAAAAATTCAAGTGGTGTAAATGTTTTATCTAATAAATACCGTCGTTTTTCAAACGAAATACAACTTGCAGGAACTGATTTGTCATACCTTCAAACATTAAATTGGGGGGTTGAAAATTCAGTTTGGAATTTGAGTTTTGCACCTAACGGATTGTATCAACAGTTTTATTCTCAATATATAAATAACTTATACAACCAACGAACTCGCGTTTTAAAAGTCAAGGCGCACTTAAATACATTTTTGCAAACGTCTATTAAATTAAATGATCGTATAATTTTATCAAATAAACGCTATTTAATTAATACGATGACTACCGACCTCACAAACGGCGAGGTAAATTTGGAATTGATTAACGATTTTAGAGACGCATCTCAAAATACAACTTATTTACGGTATTCAAATATCCAAACTTTGCAAGTCGATAACACGGCTCAAGAGGTGCAATACATAATTTACCGCAATAATTACGACACTTTCGACGTGAAATTGTCAAGCGACTTTTTGAGCTATACGCTTTCAACTGACAACGATACCGATATTTTGCTCGATGTGACTATTCCTGCAAATGCAACGGCAGCGGATAGGCTTGACGCGGTATTTTTAGAATATTTTAAAGGAGGCGTTTCAACAATAATAACCTTACCAGTACTACAATATGCTTAATCACATACTACAAATGCTCAAAATCGCGGAGCAATACGAGAACAACGAGACGATATCTATTGCCAAGGGGCGATACGAATACACGCGCAACTATTTACAACTATTTAAAAAGGCAATCAAATGGCAATAGAGAAGGTAATTGATATAAAAGTACAAGGCAACGTCAACGAGGCGGTTGGAAGTTTACGCTCACAACTTAGAGCAGCGCAACAAGAGGTTGCTGCGTTGTCCGATAAATTTGGAGCAACGTCAGCCGAAGCGGTTAACGCTGCAAAAAGAGCGGGAGAACTTAAAGACCGAATCGGAGACGCAAAGGCGTTGACTGACGCGTTCAATCCCGACGCTAAATTTAAGGCTTTGACCTCGTCTTTGTCGGGTGTTGCTGCTGGGTTTTCAGCGTATCAAGGTGCGCTCAATTTAGCGGGTGTTGAAAATAAAAACTTAGAGGAGTCGCTTTTAAAAGTTCAATCCGCTATGGCACTCTCGCAAGGATTGCAAGCTATTGGCGAAAGTCGCGACTCGTTTAAACAACTTAAGGCCGTTGCAGTTGACGCGCTAAAAGGAATTAAGGCGGGAATCGGAGCAACTGGTATCGGTCTGCTTGTTGTCGCGTTGGGAACTATTGCAGCAAATTGGGAGGATATTGTATCGGCTGCAAAAGAGGCGTTTCCCGCCCTTAATAACGTGGGTAATGTTTTCAACAAATTAAAGGAGTACGCATTCGGGGCGGGTAATGTAATTAAAAACTACATTTTAATGCCGTTCAAAGCGTTAGGCCAATTGATTGCGGGAGATTTTAAAGGCGCAATTGAGGAGATTAAAAAAGGCTTTGATGTCGTTGGAAACTACGAGCAAGGCGCAGCCAAAGAGCGACAAAACCAAAGAGACGCGGCAGCCGCTGAGTCGTTGGCTAAATTGGTAAAAGACAACGAAAACCGAATAGCAGTTTTAAAAGCAAGTGGCAAAGACACTTACTCCTTAGAACTTGAGAATTTAAAAAATAAGCAAAAGCTATACAAAGACGATCAAGAGAAACTTGACCAAGCTTTGCAAGACGAGCGCGTTTTAAGAGCCACACACGGTAAACAATTGACCGACGCTCAAGCGGCAATCAATAAAAAATTAGCCGAGGAGCAATATGCAGCAAGACAAAAAGAGGCTGAGGAGTTAGCGGAATTGCAAAAGAAAAAAGTTGAGAAAATTCAAGAGGATTTTGACAACTTATACAAAGCAAATCAAGACGCAAATCAATTAATTGCCGAGTCTACAATGACAAGGGAGGAAATTGAACTTGCGGCAATTGATAAAAAATATCAAGACCAAATCGCACTCGCTACAAAATTAGGTCAAGACACTACAACTTTGACCGACGCATTTGCCCTTGAGCGAACAGGTGTAATGCAAAAATATGCAAGCGAGGAGGATAAAATTAGAGAAGAGCAAAAAGTAAAAGATGAGGAGCTTGCAAAAGCTAATATCCAATTAGCTGAAAAAGAGGCGGCAGCAAAACAAGCTATTTTCGCAAAAACTGCAAGCGTATTAAGTCAAGGAGCTGACCTATTGGGTAAAAATACCGCAGCGGGTAAAGCGATGGCAATTGCAGCGGCAACAATAAACACATATCAAGGTATTACCGCTGAGCTTGCGACCAAAACCGTAACGCCGTTTGAGATTGGTTTGAAAATTGCAAACGTGGCTATTATTGCCGCAACAGGATTTAAGGCGGTAAAAGATATTATATCGGTAAAAGTCCCAGGCGGTGGCGGCGGTGGAGCTGCTCCAAGTATGGGATCAATGAGTGGCGGAGCAGGCGCAAACGCTCCTCAATTTAACGTCGTTGGGGCAACAGGTGTCAATCAATTGGCGGGCGTTATCGGAAATCGAGAGGCGGCACCAGTGCAAGCGTATGTCGTTGCTAATAATGTGACAACGGCCCAATCCTTAGATCGTAACATCA